AGATCAAACTGTCAGGGACGCTCGCGGGCAGGTTCGCGCCCGACCACAACCGGAAGTCGGCGGTCGACACCAGGACGGCCATCAGGCACTACCCCTCGGTTGCCGCCTCTTCGATGGTGCCGTGGGCGGCGCCGGGGCGGGAACCCGTGGTGCGGTCCCCGCCCCTACGGCGATCAAGGGGTTACATCCTCAGCGACCTTGACCAACGCCTCAGGCCTATGAACAATCGGCACCGACCGGCCCTCGACGATGGTCGTCAGGACGTTCGCCCTGAACGCGCTGGAACCGTCAGGCAAGATGTCGGAATCGGTGGTGTAAACGGTGACGTCCTCGCGGACCAGCTCCACCATCGCGACACCGAAATCGCCCACATACGCCGTCCCGGCCGGGATGGCTCCCACTGGGATCGGGGTGACGCCCCAGAACTGCGAACCAACAATCGGGCCGTTCAGGGTCTTCCCCAGCAGTTCGATGTCGATCTTCGCGAAATCGGCCGGGTTCAGGGCGACCGCCGACGGGCGGTAACCGGCGGTCTGGATCTTCGCGATACCAGCGCGGATCGCCTCGAGCAGTGTCATCGTGCCAACACCCGGGGTGAGGGCGGGGATACCGGAGCTGCCCGAGATCAGGGCGGCGGCGGCCAAAGATTCCCGCTTGTCCATGATCCCGCGACCTAGGGACTGGTTCAGGAAATCGACCAGGCCGGGGGCGTCCTCGCCGAACTGGCGGGAGTACTGCGCCCACGACGCGATAGTGGCAAGGGTCACCGTCTTCAGCAGCGGCGCGACAGCGGCCTCGGTCTTCGGGGTGCCCTCAGCGGTCACCGTCCCCAGCGGCGCGGCGGCTGGGAAATACACCCACTCCACACTGTTCGTGCCGACGCGGACGTTGGAGATCACATCGAGGAGCGGGGTCTGCAGGGCGGGCGCAGTCGAAGGGGCGATCCGATCCGGGCGCATGATCCCGGTGAAGGTGTCCGTCTTGATCAACGCGCGTTCCTGGATGTCACGGAAACGGAGCGTCACCCGACCGGAGGTGCCACGGGGCGCGTCCTTGAAATTCGCGTACGCCGGGGAACGGGTCCACGCCTCGCCCAGCGACCCCGGGGCCTCACGGGTCTGCGTGTTCTTATCGGCGACCTGCTTGTGGTTCACCGAGATCGCGTCGATCTGGTTCGCCGCGGCGCGGCGCTGGTTGAACTCCACGATGCTGGCGATTTTGGTGTCCATCGACTCCGCGCGTGAACGCGCTTCGACGTACGTGGAATCGGTCGGGTCGAAACTGTCGGCGTCCTGGAGCGCGGTGATCTCACCGACGAGGCCTTCACGGTCGGAGCGCAGTTTGTCGAGAGTGGTAATAGACATAAGTAGCGCCACCTCCTGGGCGCAATAAACATCGGTTGCGCTTGCTCGGAGGAACGCCCCTTGCCTGAATGCAGCGATAACGCCCGCTGGCATCAGACCTCGGACATGAATCCGTCTTGCCTAATTGGCACCATAACAGGTGGGAATAACAATAGCCACCCATTCCGGGATTCGATCCCGGAACAGGTGGCTATTGTTCTGAATCGTCAGAACTGTTTGGCCGTGTAAGCCCGGAGCCACAGGCGGGCGGCCTCGACGGCCCGCTCCCGCTCCGCTTCGCGGACCTCCACCACCGACGCCTGATCCCCGTACGCGCCCTCGAACACAATCGCGGCGCCCCGGCACACCGCCCTCTTGTGGCGGACGTGCAACCTGCCGCCGCCCATATCCCTCACGTTGCAGAAGTCGCGCAGCGCCGTGAACTCGATGGAGGCGTCCTTCAGGGTGCCGTCCTCGACCTGGGTCAGCAGGTCACGGCCGGCGGTGGTGTCCGACACCTTCGCCCGCATATAGAAACCGTCGGGCCGGTCCTCGGCCTCGATGGCCCTCCCCGCGAGCGGGCCGCCGTGATCGGCCCACAGGCCGAGGCGGTGCGGCGCCTTCGCGGCCCTGGCGAACGTGCCGCGGGTGAACACCTCCGTGATCCCGCCGCCGATGTCGGCCTCCACCTCGTACGGCGCGGCGCGGATCAGCAACGTCCGGTTCGCTGTGTCCAAATCTTCCACGGACGCGGCGCGGTACTGCACCGCGCCGCCTTTCAAATCGTCGAGGGTTGTCACGCGGCACCTCCTATGGCCGGGTCGATCCCGCCGAATGGTTGCGCCTCGTCGATCGGCGGGAGCGATTCGAGGAGCCTCACCTCAGAAATTGTCAGCCACCCGTCGGCGAGGGCCTGCGAGTACGCCGAGTACCTGGTGGCGGTGTCCGTCTTCAAGATGCCGCCGAAATTCACCTCGACGAATTGGCCCTGCGGGGTCATGGAGGTGAGTTCATCCTCGACCGCGTTCGCCCACGGCATCAGCGAATAGGAGAGGAAGTCACGGTTGCGGGATTCCGCGCTGGAGTACGTGTTGCTGCCGCCATCCGTCCCGCCCAATTGGTACACCGGGACGCCGAACATGTTCGCGATATCCACCAGCGACATCTGCCGCGACTGGATCAAAGCCATATCGACGGGGGACATCTGGATGGGGACGAATTCCGTCGTCGCGTTCAGCACCGCGATTGATCGTTTGTCGCCGCCGTGGTTCGCGAGCCATTGCGTTTTCAAAGCGTCGGCCTGCGGCTTCGAATAATTCGGCGTGGACACTTTCAGATAGCCGGAGGGGACGCCGGAGCGGTACATGCCCTGCCCGAATTCGATCTCCTGCGCCGCCATCCCCAACTCGGCGGCATGGGTCTCGAGCACACCCCTCGCGACGCCGTACTCGTCGGCCTGCGCGAGCGGGGACACCAGTTCCACCAGGCGGTACACCCTGCCGCCCAAGTCGATGCGGCCGTCGAAGTCGGTGTCCACGAACCCGCCGCCATGCTCGCTGCCGACCCTCCGGTACACGAACCCCTGCCCGTGGTCCCACATCGGGGCGACCAAGTCAGGGTTCAGAACACGGAACGTCCCCGCCACCGGGGCGCCGTTCCCGTCCACCTCGAACAGCAAGAACCCCATCCCCTTCAACAAGCACGACCGGAGCCACTGACCCCAGAACGCCGCCCTCGGCAACCGGAGCGCCGCCGGGATCGACGGCAGGCCGTACCTGGCATCGGGGCGGTGCAGCTGCGGGTCCGACATCCACCGCGGCGGCGGCAGCTCGATGATCGACGTCTGCGCGTCCGCGCCGCCCGACAGCAACCGCCACGGCAGCGCCGTGATCGTGTTCACGATCAGGGACGTGGCGCGGGTCACAGCCGCCATCGCCGTCGCCGGCGACGCCGGGGAGATGAAATCAGTGCCCCACCACCACACCGGATCAACACCGGACGGGTAACCGTCGGGCGAATTCACCCGCAACGAACCCGGGACATCCGAACGGGCGTAACGGGACCTCGTTTGGCGGGCGGGGTTCGAATACGACACCAGCAACTCCTATTCACGGCACACCGAAATAGAAAGCCCGATGACTTCGGGGAGGCTCGCCAGCCCGAAAGAACTATATCACCATATCTCCGGGGAATGGGAATACATATTCGATTCCACCCCCATAACCGACCACGCCACCGCCTTCAACACCGGGATAGGCCGTTTGCTGCGCTTCGCGGACAACACCTGCCCCGACTCCACATCCGCGACCCGCGCCCCCGACACCTCCCACAGCAACCGCTCCCCATGATCATGGAACAACACGCCCCGCCGCACCAGGTCCTGCAGCACAGGCGTCGCCACCCGCGTCTCAGACATCCCCGCCGGCACCACCGGGAACGACCCCAGCACCTGGTCCTTCAACGTGATCCCCGTCAAACACACCACCGGAGCCAACCCGTCCAGCACCCCCACCGCGCCCTCCAGCGTGGGCTCGCTGCCCGCCCACACATGGACGGCGCCGCCCTGGCGGGACGCCACCGCCCACCCGAACGACGACCTGTCCCCGGCGACCTCCAAACCCGCCACACCGCCCTGCGGCGGGAACCCGACCACCTTCGGGCACCCCCCGAACCCATCCGGCCAACCACCGCTCACCGGCGCGTCATCGGGCCACATGTTCAACCACTGGTACCGGCGCGGCTTCCGGTCCGCCGCCGCGATCATCCGCTCCCGCCTAGGCGACCAATGCGGGGACGCCGCCCGCCACACCGCCGGGTCGTCGATGTCCGCGTCCGGCGGCGCGGACCACTCGATCAGCAAGCACCCCGGAGCGCCCGCCAACGCCTTCCGCCGGAAATCAGGGAACAACGTCGTCGCGAACTCGTTCGCGGTGGAGAACATCCACAGTTGCGACTGCTCCCGCTCCACGATGATCGGCATAACACCCTCGAGCACATCATCCGGGGGCACATCCCAGCACTCATCCACCAGAGCCACATTCGCCGACGCCCCCCAAATCGCCTTCAAGGAGCTGAGGAACCACACGCTGTCATCCGGCCACGTCAAACGCTCATCCCCGATAGCGCGGCGCACCACCACATCATGCTCGCCCGCCCACCGCCACGACTGCCGGTGAATACGCCGCGCGGCCTGCAAATTGTTGCCAAGATGGGCGATCTCCTGCGGCTCCCCGAACCCCGCCGCATGGGCCGCCCGCGCCAGCGCCAACGCCTTGATGATCCAGGACTTCCCCGACTGCCTCCCCGCCGACACCCCTATCTCCGACCACAAGAACTCGCCATCCGCGCCGACCTGCAGCCCCTTCTCCAGAACAAGGCGCTGCCACGGGCGCAGACTGATCCCCGCCTCCCCCTCCAGCCACGGCACCCACACCCCCGCCAAAGACCCGCACACCCCCGGGACATCCCCGGACACTATACGAGGTTCCGCATAATATGCATGCATATTCGTGGATATACCGATATCGGAGGGTATCTTCCCTCC